TTCTTTACAATATCTCTTGCATCTCTAACAGTTATTCCAGACTTTGAACGTAGTTCATCTATTGTTTTTTGTTTAGTCCAACCAAAATCTATTGCTGTTTGAAGTGTATTCTTTACAACTTGGAAATTAGATGGTGTAATACCATTTGGTAGTGATTTTTTACTCATACTAGTTCCACTTCCACTAGATGGAGATCCTTGTGACATTCCACCCAAGTCAGATGGTCTAGGTGTTAATGGTTCACCTTCAAAAGTTTGTCTATTTTCTTTAGGTGAAGCTGTACCTCTACCTCTGCCCATATTCTTTTCCATTTCACCTCTCATTATTTCTTCAGAACTCATAGCTGGACTTTTACTTACTTTAAATTCACCAGTATGTGTTCTTGTAATTTCAAATCCCATGGCTTGTAGAATTTGCATGTTTTGTATTTCTACACCCTGTGTTTGTAAATCTCTCAATTTATCATTTTCTTCACCAGTTTTTAATTTTAATATCCAATCATCAATGTTTAACATTTCACCAATCTTAGAGAAAAATGCTTTAGTTAATACATCTTGACCCCATTTAATTGCTCTGTTAGTAATAGTTACCTGTAATCCTTCCTGTGACCAACCACCTACCATTTCCCCATAGTATAGAGGTAGCACACCATAAATTGCACCTATCATCTGTCTCAATTCTTTTCTAACCTCTATAAATTCCAACTCACGTAATGAACCTGTAAAGTCTATCCATTGAGCCATATTCTTTCCACCTTTCTCACTCTCAACCATAAGTGGGTGTATCATGTATGGATCTTCACTTGCCCTCTGTTCTAATTCATCCCAACTCTTTCTAAAAGTCTCATAGTTACGAGAGGCAATAACTAACATACCTCTTGGTGGTCTCATTTTGTCAAAGTATTTTCTAACATATTCATCCATATGAGATAAAGTCATAGCTTTACTCCATACAGCGTATATTGGTGAGAACCCATATACTAGTGATGGTTTATACTTTCCAGCCTTCCAAATTATTTCACCTTCAGCATAAATGGTGTTTTTTGGTTGTGGTGTACCTAATGAATATACCGAGTTAACTTCAACTATTGCTTTTAATGCCTTAACTGATTTTGAATGAATATTATCTGTAAAATCATTACACATTGATGTAGCAAGTCTCTTTTTTCTATGTTCAAAGTGAGGACATACATATATTGGTTGGTGTTTATCATTATAACCCAATCTACCATCACTATCACATATCATGGCAACTTGTGTTGGATCTACTCTAAGAAATTCTTTAATATCTGATTTATCATGATTAATTTCACCTGTAGCATCATTTATGTTATAAGATTTTAAAATTAGGAGATATGCATTATCGGCAATTTCCAGATCTCTCTCTAATTGTCTACTTAAATCTTCCAAAGTCTGTTCGTTAGAGTTAACTGGTTTAGTGATAAGTTTTTCCAATATTAATCTGTGTTCAGGTACAGGTCTTCTTAGTTTATTACTTTTACATGTATCACATTCCATATCATGAGATTTCTTTAAAGGCACAGCGTTTTTTATATTATCTTCGTTCTGTTCAAATGGCTGTTCATCAGGTCTTTCACTCTTAAATGGTGCGTATTGAAATTCTTTACCACAGTTCTCACATTTGAATTTCCATTTCTCTACAATTTCAAATCCGTTCTTAAACATCTCCCTGTTAATGGTTTCAATGGGAATACGTAGGGCATCAATATTATCTGCCAACTCATAAATCATAGATAGGGGGAATGGGAAAATTGGTAACTTTGCACCAGTATCAGTGCTCATATAAGGCTGATTTAAGCTTGGTCTTACTATTGCTCTTGTATCTGATTTGTTTATATTAGTTATGGATTTTACAATATTATTGACTATATTGGTTATTCCCATATATAATTGATAATTTTTACCTACTAATAAACTTTGTTAGAAAATTGTAATTCTGTACTATTTATGTAAAGGACATGATATATTTCTGCTCTCTACACAAATACACTTTTTAATTATAATTACCTTCTCTTTTGGCTTTTCAAGTTGTTTTACTACTATCTTCTCTACTTCGTCTTTACTAATGTCTGAACTCATATAGTATAAATATCAGATGTGCATATAAACATTATGTTATATCTCACAAGTGTATTTTTGGCAGTTAATCTGTCCACCCCAATCACGTCTAGGAACAGGATCTGTACTAGTTTGACCTCTCATGTTTATTTCCTTAATAATATCATCAATAGTAATATTTCCTGCCATAAACGGTAATAAATACCATGAAATCAATACAGTACATATTATGATTAACATTAATTTAAACATAGATTAATTTATTAACCCCATGTTTGTACTTAAATTTACCTAGTGGTGTGAGTTTGCATACTTCCCATGATGCTATACGTTGAGGGAAAGGACTGGTGTGACGATCCAGCTGGGTCATGAATAACTTTATATAAAGCTGTTTTTATATTATAATAGTGTAAAAAACTCGTTCTTACAGGTCGTAAGTGGTAGTGTCACGTAAGAACACTACACATATCTATTTAAATAGCAGTTAATAACATATTTTTATGGTCGAATTAAGCCCTGAAGATTATTCTAATATAGTAAGGTGGTTTGAGTTTAAATTTGCAAGGGTTACACGTATGGAAGACGTACCACTTAGCGATAAGAGAACTTTTTGGAAATTAACATTTTTAGCTGAGGATAAAATCGAGGAAATTAAACAGGATAACGAGGGAATGGAAAAGTAATGTATATATTATCCACCAGTCAACAGTAATAGGTCGTCTCGGAATATCAATACATTCTAGACACTATAAAGGTGTCCGACTTAGACCATAATTAGTAAATTTGCGAAGCAAATTCTTTTCCATATGCATACATTTATATAACTACTCTACACATAAATACCATGGTTAAAACTTGGCAGGTTGGTATACTAACTTTTATGATTTGTTCTGGGGTGTTGACAATCTTGGGATTGTTAATTATTTATGTTATGTATTTGAAACACAAAAAGAGTAAAACCCTCAACGTAGAAAGATTGAGAAAACAATATAAAAGTGAATGGGATGCACTAGTATAATATGGAAAATAATAAACTGTTTATAAGACGTAATTTGGATAACACATTGTGTATGGCGTGTGGTAAAAAATTTGCATCACATTATAGAGACAGAAGTACTAAATTTAGTGTACATGAATTAATGAAGTGTATGTTTAGAATACAAGCTTCGTATATTTTAGATAGTAAAAAGGATATAAAATGAATATACAATGAAGATTGATTCTATTGAATATGATGTAATGGTAAATATGTATATTGATACAAATTGTGAAATGTGTAGTGATAAATGGTCAAAATATCTTTCACCTTTAGAGCAAAAGGAACATATGTATAGAATGTTGGAAGAACAGCGTGAATATCCTGAAATATGGCTTAAGGATCTAACTTAGCTAATTTATCTTTAATAATCATATCTAAATATATGTTGCAGTCAGTACATGCGTGAAATTTCTTTGTCATAATCCATAACCATGTAATATATCTTCAATATTATCTTTTATAGTACCTTCTTTACTTTTTGTATTATTATACTCATCTAGCCATTTCTGCATACTTTCTTCGCATTGGTTTAACCACTCTATGGGGTTACAAAATGTGTCAAGTATTTTTATTTCTTCTTTAGTGTAGATAGGCATTTCTCACATATGTTTTTATCATTCACCTTTATATGTTTTTTGTATGTGGTTGTGCCACCTATGACTTTATAGAATAAATCCTTTTCACATATAACACATGAATATTTACACGTGTGGTAATCATTTGTTAATATACTTAGACAATCTGAACATTGGCTTAGTTTATCAGTCATTTACAATGTTCCTTACATAAGTGATTTACATCATCATCATCACTCCATGTTATTTTTATGCTATCACATAAATTACATCTTCTAAATTCAAGTGTGGTTGTATATTTTGTCAACATTAACCTATTGTAATATATATTATATAAATGTTATTATAGTAACTGTGATTAGCACTAGTAATTTTTTACAACATATATTTATATACATGATACAACTATATTCTATATATGGAAGAATTAAAACTAGAATACGAACAACTTTCTAGCAAATATAAAGAACTAAAAACAATATACAAGGGAATTGAAGATATAACATTCAAAAATAAAGAAACAAGGAAAAAACAAAAAATATTGGGTAGAGAAATGTATGCGATGAACCTAAAAATTATAACTTGTTTACAACGAATGAGTGGAATAAAT